GTTGGCTTCGATGGCCGCCTGATCGACGCCATTGGCATAGCACCAGCCGAGAACCTGCTGTTCGGTCAGATCAGGATACGGCGTAAAGTTCTCCGTAGGAGGCGCGAACGACGCGCTGCCGTAGCAGGTGCCGCTGTAGGTTCCATCGGTTCCGTTGCAACGCCAGTCGGCGGTGATGACGACATCGGTGAGCGAGCCTTCGGTCGGCTTAACGAGAAGGCGTTCGATGATCCAAGAGATGGTAATCATGGCTTCAGGAATTGATTGTTGGCCAACTGTTGGTTGTAGGCAGCGACGACATCAGCAGTCCAAACTGCATTGGCAATCTTGACCACTTGCTCGGGCTGGCCCGTAAGGTCGGATCCGGGAACAAGACAGTAGCGGCGATAGGTCGATGACTTGATCTTTTCGCCGTCGAGGATCTGGTCCGACAAGCGAACTTGAAGGACGCCGTTGGGAAGAGTCTCGCAGAGCGAGAAGATGGTGCGTTCGGTGAGCATAAGATTAGACGTGGTAGGTAACCTCAAAGAAAAAGCTCTTCGATCCAGTTGTCAGTTCTGAAGTTGCAGGGAAAAACAAATATGCGTTGTTGGATTCAACGTCAGAAAACCCTACAGCAAGAATGTTGTTTTCAAAACAAGAGCCAGAAACAACAGCGGCATTGTTGAACGGCAACCCTGTGAGAGTGACATATGTCAATGTGTTCGCTACAGTGACTGATGCGGTAACATTTCCAGACAGTGTTACAATTCTTCCGATTTTAGTGTATCTTGCGGCAACAACAGAAACGCTGGTGCAATTAACTGCGCTGCTTCCGGTCGGCGTCCAAGTCCCCTCCTCGTAATCATCCAGCGTGTTCGCATCGGACGAAGCGACTTGAGTGGCGGGGAAGGTGATGCCGCTCTTGAGCTGGAGAACACCACCATTCGCGTTTGCGCTGGTAACACCCACCAACAGATTCCCGCTCGCGTCAAGCGTCATCGCTTGGGTCCAGCTAATGGCGTTGCCAGCGGTGCCGCTTGGGGCGTTGTACCACTGATGCGCTCCCTGATTCTGCTGATACATCACCGCAGCTTGCGTGTTCTTATAGATGTACGCAGATCCGTTGTAGTAAGCATTGTTCAGGAAATACGCTTGTCCGTATCCCGAAGAACTCGACATCAGCGCATTGCCAGATCCGAACTCGATAGCTTTGAATCCGCTCCACGCACTCGGCGTAACCCCCACGCCGACGTTGCCGGAGGAGTCTAGCAAAAACCGAACTGCGGCAGCGGTGTTGTCATAGATGTACAGATTACCAGCGGCAACAGCGCCGGTTCCGCTTCCACCAAGCGAAATTTCGTAATCACGGCCAGATGTGGCAGTGTTACGCAATCGAAGCGATGAATAGCCTGTCGTGGAATTGCTCGTTGCCGCAATCGTCGGACTAGTTTTTGTAAGCTCAAAACCATAATTAGGACTCGCCCCCACGCCCAGCCCCGTGGAGTTCAGGCGCATTTGCTCGGAACCGTTCGACGTAAAGATGATCGCGCCGTTTCCAGTAGGTCCAATCGCAAGCGGATTTGCGCCTTCAACCGCAAGCCATCCAGCATTGCTTGGAACACCAAAAGAACCATAGCTGGAACTCGCAGCAAACATACACAGGTTGCTGGAGCTTCCAGACGAGTTAATCAGCTTGATTCCGGTGACAGTAGGAGCAGCACCAGTGACGTTAAGGTTGTACGTCATCGTGCTGGTTCCAATACCAACACCAGACGAATTGACCACCAAACCAGTTGTACGAGCCGTCAGATCGCCGGTGATCGTGGCGGAGGCGAGGGTGGCGGTGCCGCCCGCTCCGAGGATCTGGTTGGAGGTGATCTTCTTCGTGGTGCCGGACGCCGCCATCGACGTATCCGAGACATCCACAATCGGCAGAACGTCTGCCGCGGGATCGACGGTGGTGATGGCCGCCAAGGCCGTGATTTTCGTGTCTGCCATATGCTAGTTTGCTTGGATGATCAGTTTGCCTGTGTCCTCCTGGAGCAGGAAGTCCCCGCTTTCCAAGAGCAAAGAATCGAAAGTGCCGAAGGTGATGACGATCTTGTCGGTGCCGTTTTCCAGCAGAACAAAGAACTCGTCTTCCTGCAGCAAGTCACGCCGCAGTATGGGATAGTCCGCACCGCCGCCGCCGCCAGCGAACCGCTGGACGTCAACGCCGAGGCCTAGTCCCAGTCTCATTGATTAGACCCACTTGCGGTTGTACGCCACGATACCGCCGCTGCTCAGAGCGAGCGAGGTGAACACGCCGGAGATCGAATCGCCGGCCTGTATGGTCACGCCAGAGCCCAAGCCGGTGATGTTGGACGTGCAGCCCGAGAGGATCGACGTCGAGACGGCATGAATCTCCATCCAGTTGCCGCTCACCGTACCGTCGGCCGCGGTGATGTATTTGCCGCCGTACTCGCCGGCGAGCTGACGATTAGAGCCAACATTCATAGGGTGAACTTCTGACTGCTCCTCTTTGTGCCACCTTGCCAACCGACCTGCAAGCGTGTACCCCCGCACTTAACCCTAACCTCCGGGTTGTCGCGCTCGATCTCCTTCAGGAACTGCGAGTCCTTCCAACAGTCGTAGCCGTACTTGGTGCCCCAGGCATGATACAGCGTAGGGTCGATGCGCATCCGAAGACGGCCGATGCCGTCGATGCTGCGGATCTCGGTCTGCGAGTCCTTGGCAATCCGCTTCTGCTGGATGCCGGCCTGCACCCAATCCTTCTGGATGCCGCTTTCGAACTCCTTGATGACCGCACGACGCAAGTCGCCGGGAAGGTCGTCCAGAGCGTTTGCAATGACTGAGGAAGCACTTTGATGCATAGACAAAGAAAAGGGGAGGCTGCCGGGTTTGTCCAGCAACCTCCCCGTGTTTGAGTGGTTTAGGCTCCGTTGAAGAAACCAAAGCCGCTCGGGTTCTTCACCACGAGACCGGCAATGGCCTCGACGAGACGGGCAGGGCCGCCACCGGCGTCAGGCAGAGTCTTGACCTGCGGGAGCTTGGCGTAACGCACCTCGACCATGTCCATCGGGATGACGTAGCCCTTAGTGGCCGTGGCGGTCAACGTGGTGCCAGTAGTAGATCCCAAAAATTGGGTCGGGTGCAAAACCAGGCGGCCGAAGTCTCCTTCGAACAGATCGATGCTGTTCTTGAAGGTGTCGTTTCCGAGCTCCTGATTGAACGTGCGCACCGAGGTGGCAGCGATGGCGTTGGCATTGACAACCTGGGTCGTGCCCGAGGCCGTCAGATTGGTGAACGCACGCTTCAGCGTGGTGCCCAAGATGCAATCGTAATCGCGGAAGGTGCCGGTGGCGCTGTAGATAGCGGTCAGCACGTTCTGGGCGGTCGCCTCGGTGAACGAAGCGGCAGCCGTGGTGTCGACGGCGCCGGAAGCAGGCAAGAACGGCGAACCAGAGGCGCAGGCACCGATGTTGGAGCTGTTGGTGCTGTTCAGCCAGTTGCCCATCGAGCCGGTTCGATAGGCGTTCGATGTGCCGTTGTCGGCCTGGGCGGCCTGGTTGGTGCACATGAAGGTCGACTCCATGTCGCGCTTGATCTCGACGAGCTTCTTGGCGATGCCGTTGGCAACCTCATCGGTCACACCGGCAACGTCCTGGGTCTCGGCGATGAAACCGATGCGCAGGTCGCGGCGGAAGGCCTGAGCGTAGTTGTTCAGGCGGGTCCGATTGACCACCGGGTTGGAGGCGCTGGCAACGGTCACGTCTGTGCCGTCAACCACACCACCCAACGCAGGGGCGGCGTAATTGTCGACCTGCCAAGAGAACTGCATATTGCCGATGTCGCGGCCCTTGGGGGCCATGGACACGAACGGGGTCGATTTGGCGTCGACGATGGCGATGTAGTCCGCCAGATCTTCACGAACGGCGGAGGTTGAAGCGAGCGGCACAGAGCCGCCCTGGTTGGGCTGGAGCAGGGGCATGGTTAGAACATCCTTTTCAATACTTGAGCCAGTTCACTTTGACTCCCGGTCTTCGAAAACTTCGACTTCGCCTGTTGCAGGCCGACCGCCGCTGGATCCTTTTTCACGGGAGCAGCAGTAGGTTTGCCAGGCTGACTCGGCGCCTTCACGATGGGCTTCACCGCGGGTTTCCCCTTCGATGCCTCCAACCGCAACTTGCGCCCGGCAATGAAATCGCCGATGAGCACCTGATACTCCGGTAGGCTTGAGAGCTGCGGCAACTGCCGCAACACCGTCTGCGCTTCCGTGTACTCGGCACTGGCACGGTCCTTCCACCAAGGATAGAGCTGCTCGGCCACCGGCTTGATCTGCTGGTAGTTCTGCAAGAAGCGGGCGCGATTCGGGATGTGCAGATCCAGCGCATCTTCGACACGCCGTCTGATCTGCTTCACCTCATCCGCGCTGTACTCCTTGCCGTCCACTTCGCAGCCGTCGATGTTGTCCTCGCACCACCGCTTCAGGTTCCGGGCTTTGCTCCACTCATCGTTGAGTTTGGACGCATCCCATACGTCAGCGAATGGATCGTTGGACGCCACCGCAGGCACAGGCCGCTCGGCTTGAGTCTGCTCCAGCTTGCTCTTGGCGTCGTTGAGTTCACGCTCCAGCGCCTCGGCCTTCTCCAGCGCCTCTTTCTTCTGGCGCGTGAGCTTGTCGATACGCTTGCGGAAGCCCAACGACTCGTCGTTGTCTTCGGATTCCGAAAGAACTTCATCAGGCGGCTCGGTTGCCTGACTCTCCGTTTCTTCAGCGGTCGGTTCCGCCGCCTGCTCCTCGTCCGCACTCGCGGCCGTAGGCTCAGGCTCCGACTGTTCGACGCTCTGCTGCTTTTCCTCCTCCCCGCTGAATCGTGTCTTCAGCAGCTTCGCCAACGCCGATTCGTCGAACTGCATCGGGTTGAGTGGGGGCCTTTCCGTGTTTTGGGCAGGTTGCGCTTCCTGTGTATTCTGGATGTCCATGCTGTTTTGACCCTGCAAGCCGGGTATCGTTCGCCATGGTGATTGAAGGCTCACCAAGAAGCCGTTGTGTTAGTGAGATATCAAGATTGACTCCGGGTCAACCTATTATCCCCCTCTGTAACTGCTTATCAGCAGTCGCAAATCTTGTATGGCAGCAGCCCGGCCGCAGTTATAGGCACGATCCTCTGCAGACAGGTTTGGCAGTATAGCGGAACGACTCTCATCGTCCGCTGTATCACCGAGTATCTGCAGGAAGGCAGCTATCACCGGATGCTCGTCGGAGACCGAGAGAGCCTCGGTCAGTTGTTCTTGGTTCAGTTTCATTGCACTCCAAGGCGGCCGGTGACGGCGTTCTGTTGTTGCTGCACGCTAAACTGCAGGTTCTCGATGTACTTCTGCAGGTTGGCTTGGAAGAGCTGATCCTGCTGCAGTTGCGCCTGGTACTTCGGATTCGAAGCCAGCACCTGCTGGGCGAACTGCAGGCGCATCGCAGCCGTCGGGTCGTTCTCGCGCAGCGTCGGGGGATTCCCGAGGCTGATCAGCGCAATCTCGTCGTTGGTCTCGCCGAACATCTTCTGCGCAGCCGGGCCCTGCTGCATTACCAGCTCGCTGGCGAGGTTGGGGTCGATGCTACGGAGCGCCACCGAGATGAGCTTGGCGCGGTCGATCACGCCGGCAGTGTCGAGAGGCAGCACCAGGGTGCTGATGGCCTTGAGCTTCTCGGTCACCAAGTCGGTCGAGAGCTCGCGGATGTCGAACTTCAGCATCACATCGAAGTCCTGCACGTTCTCGGGCAACTGCGTCTGCGAGGCCGTGATGCGCATGATCTCCGCGGGGCCGACGTACTGCAGCGTCAAGGCCAGCACCTGCCGGAAGGCCTCGGTCCAGCCGTGCAGCCAGTTGTTGATCAGGCGCTGCTGCCGCATCTGGGTCACGGCAGGGGGCACCTTCTCGGTCGGGCGGCCGAAGTAGCGGTCGGTCTGCGCCATCACCGAGTCGATCAGGTTGAAGGCGACGCTGGGCTCACGCGCCGGAGGCGCCAGGAAGCCGATCTCGCCGCGGCGCAGCACCGGCACCTGCACGGCAGGTCCGATCTTGAGGTTGCCGCCGCGGGTCTTCGGAACCTCGATGGGAGGCAGCGTGGCCAAGCTGGTGTAGTCGAAGATCGAGTCGCGCTGGGCCTTCACCTCATGCTGCCAGGTCGAACAAATGTCGGGCACGCCGCGGCTCTCGGTGATCTGGCGGTGAACGACTTCGGAGCGCCAGACAACGAAGGGGTATTGGCCGTGCGAGTATTCCAGAGCTTCGAAGTAGCCCCACTTGTTGCCCACTTGGGGGCTGAAAACGGTGTAGAACACACCCGGGATACCGTCGGCATCGACGGCCTTTTGGTAGGCGTAGACCACCTCGATCAGGTTCTCACGGTCGAGGATTGAGTTCTCGGCAAGGCCGACGCTGTAGGAGAAGTCCGAGTAGTCCGAGAAACGGCCCATCGTGTTGATGGCCTCCTGCGCCCATTCGCTATCCCAACCCTCCACCTCGACCTTGTTCAGGAGCTGGGCTTCGGTCATGTAGAACCGGCGGAAGATCACTCGGGCACTCTGGATATCGGTCGTCTCTGGCGGGAACACCAGCTCGTCCCATGGAGCGAGGGCCGCAATCATCGGC